TCTAAACTCTCCAGGTTGCAAGGGTTGTGCATCGTCCCTAACTCTTATACCTCTAGATTTAAATCCAGCTGGTAAATTAGATAAAGTTCCTGCATCTAATAATTGTCTTAATGCAGAAGTTGCAGTTCTAGATAATCCACCAATCATGTGTATTAATCCAAAACCATAAAATCCTAAACCTGGTAAAAATTTAAAATGTACAAAATAATTAATTTTATTTTTTAAAGGATCGTTTTCTTTAAAGTTTCTTCTGATAGATAAAATTTTTCTTGATCCTTCTTCAACAGTTACAACATATGGAAGTTTAATTCCTGTTTGTTCGCCTGCTACATCGACATCTTCAAATCCTTCTAAATCTAAATTAACATGACACTCTAACAAAGTGTAAATGTCATCTTGTTTAGTTTGTTTAACACCTTCTAGTTCTTGTTCTTTTTTTGCAATATCATCTGTTTCCATTCCTGGCTGTGATAATTCTATATCAGAATAAAAACCATTTACTTGTTGTTTACGTAAATCGTTCTCTGACATTTTGATAACGTGCACGACTGCTTCTGCATCATCTAAACTTGTTGCTGAGTAGGGTACTACCAAATCGTCGGCAGGTATAAATTTAGAGACCGCCCTACCCAAAAGTTCATCATAGTAAACCTTCTTAAAAGTTGACCCACTCAGAGGGAGGTAAAATAACATTTGGTCAAACTCCGGCTCATATTCTTTCATCTGGTCCATGATTTGGTAATTCATAAAATCTTTTACACGAGTTGATTGATCTTGTTTCTGTGGAGTTTGTGCTCCTAAAATTTGAGTTCTGACAGGTCCATCTGCTGGTAATAATTCTTTGTAAGCTTGTGCTTGAAACTGTGTTACTGCTTCAGATAACAGTGGATGTGTTACACCTGCAGCATTTCTAAAAGGCTCTGTTCTTCTTTCAAATTTAAAACCAAGAAGATCTAAACCATTTCTGTATGTGTCCTCCCAGTCTTTTCTTGATGCTCTGTAATCTTTATACTCAGCCACAAGAGTAGAACCAAGTGGTGATAAAATAGATTCATCTAAAAGATCTGCTAGGTTTTGAAAATGTGATGTTGATTCTCCAACTACTGCATTAGGGTCAAAAGATATTTCAGCTCCACCATCTGGTGTTTCTGTTATTTCTACATCTTTTTCTTCTACTGGTTCGTTTGGAATTTGAACTGTTTCGTTGGTGTTAATGTCTTCGACTTTTAACTCCGCTTCGTTTGGTAATCCTTTTTCTATTTCAGCCATAACGATATTCTATAAGTTTTGATACACTCCTGCAATGCCTTGATTCATTGGTCCCCTCTTAGGAGGTGTTGTATCAGTTAATCCGCCTTTGTAAAAGCCTTTTTTTGTGTTCAATTCATCATCTATTGCCTTAATTGTTACGTCATCTACATCGTCAATATCAGCTACAGCTCCGTCTTGATCAAAAACAGCTTTGCCTTCTTCATACTCATCAGGTGGTTTTTTACCTTTTGTAGTCTCATCTGCTTGACCTTTTTTAATCATAAATTCAGATCTATCTTCGATTGTATCGTAAGATCTATCTCCAGAAACACCTATTCCACCTTTATCTCTAGTGACCTTAACATCTCCTGTAGCTAGATCTTCTACCAATTCATACTCGCTACCATCTTTACCTTTGTATACAGTCACTTCTTGTAGGTCTTGTGTTTGTCTAGTTTTATCAGGTGTGCCTAATTTTTTAATTTTGTTTACTAACATCATAAGTTTATCGACACCAAGTTTAGCTCCTTCTGTAGCCATAATTCCTACCTTTGATGCTGGTTCTGCAAGTTTTAAATATTTACCGACAAAAGGTATTGATGCGATGCCAGCTAAAAGTTTCATAAACTTTCTTTTGCTTGGATCTGCAGGACCACCTTCTTTTAAACCTTCTCCATAATAGTCTATAAGTTCTGGTGCTTCAGAAGCTATCCTTGCTTGTCTATTTAACTCTCTTAAAGTATTTAATCTTTCTTGAACTCCTTCTAAATCAACTGACTCAATACCTTGTAAGTCAGGAGTATAAAAATCAGAACTTAAACCAGACTCATCAGACTCTATCAACTCTCTTGCTTTAGCTTGTCTCTCTACAGGAGTCATTCTTGAAACATCTTGAATACCTTGAACTGCAGTTTGTAACATAAATGGACTTGCTAAAACCTCTGCAGCCGATTTACCTTTTTGCATTTCGTTAATCATAAATCCTGCTTCAAGTGGTATAGCTAAAGGTGCTAATACTTTACCTGCTCCTTTAAGAGCTGTACCAATAAGTTGTCTTCCTTTTTTAGTTCCTACTGCTGCAGCTCCTGTCCCTGCTGCAACTGTTTCTGGTAAAATGCTTCCTGCTTCTGTGCCATCCGCAGCTTGTGCTAGAGTTGACATACCTGCTGCTCCTGCAGTTCCTCCTATCACTGCTGTTGCGATCTTTCCAATCTTAGGAACTTTTTGTAATGCTTTTAAATACAAACTTTCTTTTGCAGCTTTTGTGCCTTGCACATCTTTAAATATTTTTGCTCTCTCAGATGCGCTAGCATTAATTAATCTTTTATCAAGACCTGTAAATTTTTCTGGTTGTGTAGCACCTATACTTTTTAATTTAGGATTTTTTGTAGTTTCAAAATTCTGCATAGCTTGTTGTAATGTTTCATTATACGGATTTTTAAGATCAGGTAATCTTAGAGTTTGAGGATTAATGGTTACTCTTCCTTTATTAATATCAAAAGAACCAACTCTATATCCTGTTATTTTATTAAACTCATTCTGTAATTTATTGGCCTCATTCAACAATGAAGCTTGTGTAGAGCCACTAGCCACTTGAGCTTGTTTTCTTAAATTATTAATTTTGATATCATACGTTCTTTTAAATTCATTTAAATTATCTTTGATATATTCTATTCTAGAAAAATTCTTTTTGTAATTTGGAAAATCTTTCATCATGGATTTAATGTCAGAGTGATCACCTGCAACTTTAAAATCAAAAGCTGACATCATGTTAGCTGTTCCTTGAATAAGTTCTTGATCAGCTTTAGGTAGTCCTAATAACTTAGCCATAGAAATATTACTTATAGCTCCAGTTTTAGATGTAAGACTTATAAAGTTCCTTTGAAACTTAGTATCTAAATAATTTTTTGGTGGCTTTATTTTTGAGTAAAGTTCAACTTCATATCTTCCTTTTTCACCAGCATACAGGTGACCAAGTTTTCTCATTCTTGAAACAAGTTCTCCCTCGGCTTGTGCTAAACTTTTTCCTGTTGCCGCTGAATATCTTGATAATATATTTTCTTTTAATCCATCTGAAATTTTATCAATTGATTTAAGAGCAGGAGTTGTTTTTATAATTTTATCCAAAGCTTTTACATCACTAAATATTTTTTTATGTCTGCTTTGTATAAAGTCTCCAAGATTTTGACGCTCTACAGAACTTTTAACAAAGTTAGAAGACACCTTTAATCCTGCATTGCTGGCGTTAATTGCTTTAGCTATAGCGTTTGCATTGTCTACATCAGGATTCTTATCAACAAATTGTTTTATTAAGTTATCTCTTAATTTTTCTTCTTGAGGAGTATACCCACTTTTAGGATTTTTAATTATGTTTTTAATTTTGCCTTCTTTCTGTAAATCTTTCATTAAATTTGTAACATTACTATATGTTACTTTTTTACTTCCTGAAGGATTAATAAGTTTTTCTTTTACAAGTTGTTCATAAATTTGTTTGTCGCTTAAATCTTTTGCTAACTCAGCAACTCTTTGTCTAATCTTTGGAGAGTCTCCTATCTTCATTCCTCTGTAATTAAATTCATTTGGAAATTCTGAATTAATATATTTACCAACTTGTAAAGGATTTAGATTAACTTTAGCTTCTTTTGCAATATCTTCTAATCCACCTTTAAATAAAGTTTTACCTTGTTTTTTTCTTTTTTGTAAAAAATCATTTAATTTTTTATATTCATCACGAGACAGTACTGTCGGAGCGTTCCTATTCTTAAATTTATTTTTAGCATACGTTCTTGTGTCTGCAGTAAAATCTTTTTCCCAATCTTTACCTGGATAATTTTTCTTAAACCAACTTTTCATCTCTTTAGGCAAAGGATCTACTTTGTATTGACCCGTTGGAGATTGTCTTGCTTTTTCAACTCTTAATTTTTGTGATTCTTCAGATGTTGCGTATTCTGATGGTTTTAAATATTTTTTAGTCTCCCTATATCTTGATCCAGTACCTCTTTCAATTTCTTGCAAAGTAGGAGTTCTACCATTTTCTTTTTTAAATTTTGCAGCAAAGTCTTTAATTTTTTTCTCGGTTGCTTTTTGTCTAAGTATATTTTTATTTTTAGCTGGATCTACTTTTAGATTTTTTTCAGCATATATTCTTGATCTTACTCTTTGATTTATTCTATTTCTTTCGTCTGCATCAAGCTCCGGCCAATTTTTTTTATGTACTTTTTGTGCTTCTTTATTAAGTGCAGGTAAAATATTAGATGTACCACCTTGACCAAACATCATTCTTACTTCATCAGGATTCTCTAATGCAGGTTTTACTTTTTCAAAGTTAGCGTCTCTTATTTTTTTTAATTCTTTCTCTGGCTTCTTCTTAGGAAGCAACGGTCCGCGCTCCCCTTTTAATCTATCTAGTATCTCTATAAACATTTATTTTTTCCTAAACATTGTAGCGAGGCCACCGAATGCAAAACCGTCAAACACGTCTTCGCCTTCTTTTGCTATTTGTGTTTCAATAAGATCTAACAAATCTTTTCTATCACTATCAGATAATTG